GAGTCTTTACAAATCACCCCAGTATTGCTTACACAGAAATTATTAAACGTCTTGCAAATGAACAGAAGTTATATATGATCATCGCATCAAGCGACTATATTTATGGAACAAATTATCAGTTCTGTCATGGATATTTGGCGAAGGATCTGTCTATTACTCAAGAGAAGATCATCCAGGCATTTGGTCGCATTGGTCGCAATAATATTCAACAAGATTATACGATTCGGTTGAGAGATGAAACACAAGTCAATAAGTTGTTCTACAAAGAAGAAAATAAACCTGAAGTGCGAAACATGGCAAAACTATTCTGTTAAAACAATAATAATAATATTTTATAAATCATAATAATATTATTCTAAGATATGATATTTTTTTTCTGTGTTTTTCTTTTGGTAATAACTAAATAAGCAATTTAATTTATATTTAAAGAAACAAAGAAAATATAAATTAAGTAATATGACTAACGCAGAAGAAATATATATTGCTCAATGGAATGAAACGAAATGGTTAACTGCGTCATCTTTATTATTTCTTATATCATCCACATATGCATATTATAATCAATTGTTCTTTTACTCTACATTTCTTTTTTTTACATCTACTATCAGCGCAAATTATTGGAGAAAAGCTACATATTCATGGCGACGAAATTTGGATCTATTTTATGCCAAATTATCGATTGCTGTATTTGTCTATAATGGAATCGTTCATATTAAATATAATAATAATAATTTCATTATAGTTGGAGGTTATTGTTGTCTTCTGGTTCTGCCTTATACATTTTATCTATCTGAGAAACTACACAGAGGGAATAATCCATTGTGGTATAAATGGCATATATTATTTCACTTACTACTGACATTTGAACAGTTTGTCGTATTAAATAGCATAATAAAGTATGAACAACAACAGAATTTACTTTAATGATATAAGACTTTATCGAGTCTTATATCATTTTTCAAATTACACAATTTACTTTAAAACTATTATTTATACTTATTTTTAGACTCTTTCAGTTCTTTCATTTCTCTCATTCTTTTTAATCTAGGACTTTCATAACCACGTTCCTGAGCAGCTTCGGTTCGTTGAACATATTCTTCTATAATTGGATAATCTTCGGCCTCGTTTGAATTATAAGTAAATCCATGTAATGGGAAAATTCTACCATTTTCATGAACACCATAACCATGATTATTCAATAAAATCATATACTCTTCTAGTGGTATTTTTACTAATTCTCCATTTTCATTAGTTATATATCGTTCTGGTATGGGTAGGTCGCCAGTATCAAAGAAAGTTAGAGGTTTACCATATGTTCCTACACCATATTTGGGAGTAATAAATCTGGCTTTTGTTGATAACCTGTTACGATTTTCTAATCTTTTCTTGAATTCTTCTAATGCCTTCTTTGCTGGAATACCGACTCCGTACAAGTCTAAATAATATTTTAAAAAATCTAATAACTCATTTACTGTTAAATCTTCTATGCCTTTTCCTGTTAAATCCTCACCGATGAGTGCTTTGATTTCTCTCAATAGTCTTTTAGTTAAATATGAACGATATGTTTTTTGTATTTTACTTGTTGCTTTTACCGTTCGTGGACTAGCTTTGCGAGTTTTACTATTATCTGAAGAGTTAGACCTTCTCGTGGCATAATTTGGTATTTTACGCATATTAATAATCATATTCATCAATTCATCAATTGTAAACTTTTCGATCTCGCTCTCCAGTATATCTTCACCAATTTCATCTTTTATTAGTTTTATTATATTTTGTCGAACTTGTGAAATCGTTGTTTTCGATTTCATTTTGGGACGTTTTAATGAACGTCTTGCTCTATCACCTCTAAACATTTTTTGTATACGAGTTGATGCGCGTTGTCTTGTGGTTAATCTACTTCTTGTCTGATTACCTCTTAATACACTTTGTATTCTAGTTGCGGCAGCAATTGATATTACGCCATATTCTTTTACTGCTTCTTCTTCTTCATTAGTAGCATGTATTATTCCTAATATTTCAGTTAATGTGTTCGACGAAGTTAAAATTGGAGTATTTGAACCAGATGTTCCGTAACTCTGGTCATCATCACCTTCATTGCCATCTCCATATTGTCCTTCTGCAATTCTTAATAATCGTCTCGGTGAAAAAATACGAGTAATTGTTAGTAATAAAACAAATCCCATAGCACTCATATATTCAGCTTGTTGTGGTGACGGTAATAGAAGCATTTCTGGAGGTGCTGGTAAATATTGACCTAAATTTTGTAACGGAATATTGCGAGAACGTTGAGGTGGTCTCGGTAAGAGTAGTCGTTCTTGAGGTGCAGGTAATTGAAGAGGTTCACTAGCTCGTTGTCTTCTCAGAGCTTCTGGAAATTGATTCATTTGAATGCTCGCTGTTGGATGATGGCGTTGTCTATAAGCGCGTTCTTCTTGCTCAACTCGATCGAAATCAGGGACTGGTGGCGTATAACGTGGATTGTCAGACATTGATAATAGTCCTTGTATCCCACGAAAATCTGGAATTAATATAGAAAAATCGTTTACATGATTTTCATTAATGAGATCATCAGATAAAGTTAACTTAAAATTATTCCATTGAAGCCATGTTCCAAAATCAATTGGTGGTCCAACCCACCAATATCTGAATAAATTATATGCATAAATAAATTGCGGACAGTTCACCTCTGCAAGTGAACCAGGAACAACACCAAAATTACGACACCACTCTGTTGCATCAATTGCGTTTATTTCTACATTTGCAGAAGCAGCATTTATTAATATTGTCAAAACAATTAACAATTTAATATTGTTTACTATTTTAGAAAGTGTAATGCGTCCTCCATATTGTGATTTATCATTCGATTTTGAAGAAGTATATGATTCTATGATTTTGTTATACATTTTCTTAAAAAAACTCGCAAAATTGAAATTTTTATTAGATAATACTTTTTTAAACTCATCTATAAATTCACTAATTTCGTTATCGAGTTGTTTTTCATCAATATCAATATTATGTTTTTTTATTTTATTTTGAATACTCCTTAATAGCTTAGGATTTAACTTAAATACCCGATAGATATTGTTTTTCTTTAAAGAGTTACTAATAAAATTGTCGACCTTAATTGTCATATATTATAATAATATTATAATGCTATTAATTGTTATCAAATTCAAACACATTGAATATATTTTGATATTCATCTAAATATATTTTTTCTTCTACATTCTATATTGTTTCCAATTTCATGTATATTTTTTCTTTTATATTTGTTATTCATAATAAATTGAATTAAGTAATTGAATTTTAATACACAGAAAAAATAATATGTTATTTATTTAAATAATATAATACATCTTATGCTTCTTCGATCATAATAATTGTTTCGCCTTCATACTTTGCTTTAACTTTTTCATTTAATTTATCTAGTTGCTCATCTAAGTCATATTCTTCTGGAAGAACCATTTTGATATTCAAACGCTTTCCATTTAGTATTCGTTTTTCAAATACTAAATGTGGTTTATCCCTCGCAATTATTAGTGATACATATTTAGGTAAGGTAGCCTCACTTTTTAATGGTTGTATGTTTTCATTTAAGTCATCAACAACCTTATTTGCTGCATCGAGTTTTGACTGGATAGTTATTTTTCCCGACTTAGTTGTACACCAGATTTTATCCAATTTTGGATGTTTTTCGACCTTGAAGAACTCTCTTGATCTTGTTCGGTCTTTGTCCAACCATTCATGATAATATACCACATATTTACGCATCATTTCTTGAGTTATTCCTTCTGGTAGGGCAATAGCACTCGTTTTTCTGGCACGTTTGGTTGCTTCCATAATTCCTTTTGTGTTGGCTTCCTGTTCTTTTCTCGTTGCGATACGCAAATTTGTCATCGTATTATTGAGCGGGTCGCGGTCAATATGGTCGACACTAATAACCTTCGTTCCCTTGCCATTCCCATAACATCCAGTAATGACCTGATGGATAAATAAATTACCAGAACTCAATATATATCCATTTAAATGCTTAAACCAAGTCATTTTTTTACCATTATTGTTTTCTGTTTCATAGTCCAATATTTTCTGATAACTTTCATGGCATAATTTACATATAGTATCTTTTTCACAATACATTAATATATATTCTTTATCGTCTTCTAATATTCTCCACATTGGATTTTTCATTACGCCAGCATGTTGTCCCAATGTATAATAATGTCCTTCTTTATATTCCAATACATTATAAGTTGCTTCTATATTTTTGGCGTAGAAATGAGAGATTCTGACATTTGATTGTCGTAAATCATATATATTTCCATTTTTGAATGTATAATGAACAGTCTCTGTGTTTACATGGAATATAAATTCCAAATAAGTGTATCTTTTATAATTACTACAATACGATGGATATATATCATCGTCATTGACAAAGACGAATTTTTTTTCAAAATTAATAATTCGGTCTTTCTCTCTATAATCAACGTAATATGTTTTGCCATTATAATTAATGACGCCACACATTAATTCTGTATTGCTTGAATATGTTGGTTTCATTTTGATGTTGTTTGTATTATTATTTTCTCCTTCATCAATAACTGATTCAATTTTTGAGTTCATATTATATTTTATTATAATATGAAGTTTTTATATTGAAATTAATATAAATATACGAATATATATGTATGTATAAAATATACACCCAATCCACTCAGTTGGAATACGCGAGCCCACCCATCCCCGACATGATTCTCAAAACATTGTAGTTAGTGGCATAAACACGAACCTTGGCAGTCTTTGTTCCTTCGACTGTTGCGTTCGACAACACCAATTGAAGAGTCGCATTATCAATTCTCGAGAAGTTACATGTTCCAGATGGTTGATGTTCCTCAGGTCGCAAAGCAAAAGAGTAAACATTGATTCCCTCATCAGGGTTACGTGTGTGGCATTGAAATGGTTGAACCCATGAGAAGTAAGATCCTTCACGCTCAGAGAAACGATCCTGTCCATTCAGTTGAAGCTTGGCAACAACAACTGGGTTCTGTCCCCAACAATGCATATCAACTGAAGTCTCAGAGAGAACAAATGTTCCAGCATCAGAGAC